AGGCGACGCGCACCTGCAGCTTGCCGTCGGCTTCGTTCCAGCGCGCGCCGACGACGGTGCCCTCGATGTCGGGCACGACCTTTCTGACTTGAGTTCCGAGTTTCATGTGCGCTCCTGCACGATGTGAGAGTTGGACGGCCATGTAGGCCTCCATCCAGGCAAAAAAAAAGCCCGCGCGAGGCGGGCGAGGTGGCCTTTCGGGCCTAGGAGACGCTGGCAATTCAGGCGCTGCCGGCACTTGCGCCAGGTAGCAGATTCAGGGCGTATTTTCGGGCAAAGTGTCGCCTCGACGGAAGCGATTTGTTGTCACCTTTACAGGCGACACTTTCAATCGGCGCCAGCATCGTGCGCGCGTGCGCTTTCGACCATCTGTCGCTGAGCATCGAGCACCGCGTGGCGCAGCGAGAAGGCGCGCGTAGCGGCGTCGTTCCTGATTCGGTAGACGTGCTGCCGGCTGATGTGCAGCGCCTCGGCCAGGCGCTTGACCGGCACTCGCTGATGCGCGATGACCGGCAGGGCGTAAAGGCCGTACATGACCGCCCTGGCCTGCTCGGTCTGCATCTGCAGGGCGGCATTAAACGCCGCCAGGTCGGCGTCCAGTCGCAGGTAGGGCCCGTCGCTGCCCCCGGTAGCCACGGCCGTGCGCAGTCGGCCCAGCACGCTGCCCAGCGGCCTCGGCGCGGCGATCCGCCGAGTGGCGACCCAGCGCCCCCACTCGGCGCACATATCGGCCACCGGCGGCGGCAGGCCGCGGTCGACTTCGCGCTCGGCGAGCCGCTGCTCGGTCATCGCCGGCGCCGGCGCGGCCAGGCGATGCGGCTTGACGCGGATGGTGCGGATGATCAACTGGATCTCCAGCGGCTGATGAAGCTGCCACGGACACGGCGAGGCGCGGATTCTGTCCGCGCGGCGGGCGGCTGAGCGTCGACCCGGTCAACCTGAGCGGCGGTCTCTTCTGCAGGCGGCGCCAGAAGGTCGGCCTGGCGGATCCGGCCGTCCGCCTTCTGCCAGTCGGGTTCGCGCCAGCGCGGCACGCCCAGCCAGTGCGCGGCGGCCAGGGCGTAGACGGCGCAGTCGAGCGCTTCGTTGCGCCGGCCTGCAGGCTTCATCCACTCCAGGCGCGGGCGGCCCTTGTGGTACTTCGTGACCAGGCGCTCGGCGGTGAGCTGCTCGAGCACGTCGCGCGGTACCCACTGCCCGATGTGAACGTAGCCGGGGCCCGGCTCGATGACGCGCAGGCGGCCGTAGATCGTCGCCTTGCCGGTGTCAGAGCCGACCGGCCACAGCTTGACTCCGCCGCGGATCTTGCTGCCGCGGAAGCTGACGTCGATGTCTCGCGGCTTGCCCAGCACCGGCTTGCCGGACTCGCTGGCGCCCTTGATGGCGATGACCCTTTTCCATCCGCGCGTGCGCGCGTAGTGGTAGACCTCCTGCGTGTGATGACCACCGGAGTCGATCGCCGTGCAGTCGATCAACAGCCTGGCGCCGGAGGCGTGCGCGAACTGCGTCTCCAGCAGTGCATCCAACGCGGTCCATACAGCGCCCTCTGCGGGCGACCCGTAGAAGATTTCGTGCTCGACCAGCTGCGACGTCTCGCCGCGGCCCCAGCCCCACACGAAGGCCTCCAGGCGGTCGCCCTGCACGTCCACGCCACAAGTGAGAACAGAGCAATCGGCGATGACGCCTCGCCGGTCGATCGGCCGCGCCCGCTGGGCCAGGTCGTTCTCCGAGACCTTGTCGCCCTGCTCCTCCCAGGTCTCGGCCAGCACGGTGTTGGTCCAGACCTTGAGCTTGGACACATCACCGGCCTTGGCCGCCTCGTTGGCCTCATAGAACTCGGCTACGGCCTGCTCCCACGAGTACCAGCCGAGCGGCGAGTACAGCGCCGGCAGGTGGAAGCTGGCCACCTGGCCGCGCTCGCGCTCGCCGCGCCACTCGCCCGCCGCGAGCATGGCCGGCTTGTGGTGCTCCTGGATCAGCGCCGCGCAGTGCACGCAGGCGTAGGCGACCGTGCCAGGGATCGGCGCGCCGACATCGTCTCGCGTCCACTGCAGCTGCGCCCAGCGCAGCACCTGGTGCTCGCCGCAGTGCGGGCACGGCACCCAGTACCGGCAGCGGTCGCCGGCGTCGAACGCCTGCTCGATCCGCGAGAAGCCCCGGGTCGTCGGCGTGCTGGTCTTCAGGACCTTGCGGCGCGCGAAGGTGGCCGTTCGCCGCTCGGCCAGCGCAATCGGGTCGCCCTCGCCGTCGACGTCGAGCGGGTAGGCGTCAATCTCATCGAGGAACAGGAACCGCACCGGCATCGACCGCAGGCCGGCGGCAGAGTTGGCGCCGGCGATCACCAGCGTGCCGGCCGGAAAGTCCTTGGCCAGCGTGGTGTTGGCGTCGTCGCGGCTGCGGTTCTCTCGCACCTTGGTGCGCAGCCGCGGCGTCTCCTCGATCATCGGCGTGATGCGCTGCCGCGAGTAGCGCTTGGCGGTGTCGGTGGTCGGCTGCACCGCCATCACCGGGCCCGGGCAGATGTCGATGATGTAGCCGAGCCAGTTGTTGCCCGACTCTGACTTGCCGACCTGCGCGCCGAACATCAGCACCACCTGCTCGACCTCACTCGACTCGCTCAACAGTTCCATCGGCAGCCGCAGGTACGGCGTGCGGTCGCTGCGGTACGGCCCCGGCTCGGCGGCACCCTTGCTGCTTAGCATCCGGTGCTGGTCGGCCCACTGCGTGACGGTGAGCGCCTGCGGCGGCGAGAAGCCGTCGCTGAACGCCTCGACCGCAGCGCCCCAGGCGTCACTGAAGCTCAGCACCGCCGGCCTCCACGGGCTGCTCCACCTGCATCAGCTGCTGCAGCACGGCGCGGATTTCCGCCTCGACGATGCGCTGGCACGCCCGCTGGTCGCTCTCCGCCGCCAGCAGCGCGGCCGCGCGTGACGGAACCTGCAGAAGCGCGTCCCGCACCGCCCGGGCCAGCGCGAAGACGATCCGCTTGTGGTCCGCGACGGACATGATCTGGCCGCGCTTCTCGGCCAGCTCCAGCTCGGCCAGGTCGGCCTCGGCGGCCTCCCTCCGGGCCTTGGCCGCGACGAGCGCCTGGGCGTCGCCAGCAAACTCCATCGGGCGATCCGGGACCACCAGCTCGGCGACCGGCTTTTCTGGCCGCTGCTGCAGCGATCGCATCTGCTGCTCCGGGTCGGTGTTCATCCGGTACTGGATCTTGGCCGCCTCCAGGTTGAACAGCCCGTTGGCGGCGCGCATGATCCGGCCGCTTTTTTCGGCCTTATGCACGGCCTGCCGGGTGATCCCCAGCTCGTCCGCCAGCTTCGCCCCATTGACCCACTGCACCGCCAACGTCAACCCCCTGCGTTATGTCAACTTCGGAAGTAAACCCCTTGAGAAATCAATCCACTAGCGCGGAGAGGCGGTTCGAATTACCCACGCCCGACCGTCGCCGGGAGGACCCGTGAAATCAATAACTTGCGCGTGTTTTTCGATCATTTGAGCCGCTGCCCCTTCAGCGCGCTGTGGCCAGCGCTCGCTGGTACGCTTCGGTGAACTCGCGCTGAAAGTGCTTGCGCACCGCGCGCTCGCCGATCTCGAACAGCTTGAGTCGCGCCTGGTAGCGCGGCGCGCCGACCACGATCTTGAAGACCATGCGCGTGGCCCAGCCAGATCCAAGACGCTTGCGCTGATAGATCCCTCTCGGCAGCGTGCTCTTCTTCGGGTCAGGGATGAAGAACGTGCCGGCAATCACCTGCCTGCGCTTCGATTGCGCGCTTTGCGCCTTGCCTTTCTTGACGTTGCTGTCGTATCCGCTGTTGTCCCTGGCATTCGCGGCGCCGAGCTGGCTGAGGATCTTCCTGATCGTGGCGGCCGAGACGTTGCCGGCCTCATCCAACGGCGCGCCTATGGCTGGCACGCAATACTCATTCGACCGGATCAAGCCTGAACGCAATAGTCGGCCCTCGAATCCCTTGCGACCACGCGGCCCGCCGAAGATTTCAGGAAACAGGAACGACGTGTTTTTTGTGGCCGCCTTGCCGTAGCGGTCCTTGAGCCAGACCTGAGCCTCGAGGTTGGCCTTGGTCGCCGGGATCAGCCGGGTCGCATTGAGCGTGTACGGCGTCGGCCGGTCGAACACCCGGCGCATCTCGGTCTTGACGTCATCCTGCGCCTTCTGTGCCGTCTTGGTCAGGGCAACGGCGGCGGCATAGCGCGCCTGCTTGCCCATGGCGTCGATCATGCGCTGCACGTCGCCGAACTCGGTGGTGATGTTGATGTTCAGCATTTCGTTATGGTCCTACTGATCCTTAATGGTCTAGGTGGTCTAGGTTGTTTTCTCGCGTGTGCGCGCAGGCGCGCGCGCGCGCGTGGATTTCACCTGGACCACTTGGACCATTTCCTAAAAGTCGGGCAAATCCGGGTCGGCGGCCGGTTTTTCGGCCTTGGTTGAAGGTGGACGTCCGGCCCGCGGTGCCTCGTGCGGCCGGTAGTAGCGCCAGGCACGGCCCGTTTCCGTGCGCGGTCGCGCTTTCACCCACCCAAGCATCTGCATGATGCTTCCCACTTTTCGCGCTTCCAGCCCATTCGGGCTCACGCGCGCCATGTCGATGCCGAGGCCAGAGCCCAGCAGTTCGACAATCGAAACGCCGCTCGATCCCACGTTGTCGGCGACGTACTTCTCCAGCTTCTCGATCCACGGATGCGGCGCCAGGCGGCGCTCGACCTCGGCCTCGAACAACACGGTCTCGGCCCCTGTCGGATAGCCGTGCTCGCCGGCGCGGTACAGCGCCAGGGCCTCGGCCAGCAGCTGGTCGCGGTCGCGCGCCAGGTCGTCCAGCTCGATCCGCCCGCAGGCGATCGGCACGAAGCGGCTGTTGCCGCTCCAGTCGCTGAGGTACTCCGCCGCGTTTGTCGTTGCCGCGAAGACCACCTGCCGCCGATGGACTGCGTTACGCCGCTCGTAGGGCGCGCGAAAGTTGTCCTCGGTGCTGCTGATGAACGCCTTGACCGCCGTCGCCTCGGCCTTGGTGAAGCTGTCCAACTCGGAGATCTCGTAGACCCACACGCCCTGGATCGACAGGTACGAATCCTTGTCGCCGACCCGGAACATCGTGTCCGAAAACCACGGCGAGCCCAGCGCCGACAGTGCCCGGCTCTTGCCGATGTTCTGCGCGCCCTCCAGCACCGGCACGCTGCGCATCACGCAGCCCGGCTCGTAGATGCGCCGCACCATGTTGATCAGGAAATAGCGGCCGGCGCGCGCGTGGTACGGCGTCTCGGTCGTGCCGAGGTAGTTCCACGTCCACGCATCCACCCGGGGGCTGCCGTCCCACTGCAGCGTCTCGAGGTACTCGCGCACCGGGTGGTACTTGTGCTTGCACGCCGCCGCCCGCACCGACTCGGCGATCACATCGAGGCCGCCCGGGATGTACTGCCCCACCTGCAGCGACACATCGTGCCGGCCGGCCTTGAACATGAACCGAGGCTGCTGCGTGAACCACAGCGACAGCTGCGCGTCGTCGTCGGCCGTCCATTCCTCGCCCGGCGCGTGCCCGAGCGGGCTGTCCTTGCGGCAGACGATCCGCTTGCCGAACTCGTCCACCGCCAGCACGCCGCGCCACTGCGGCAGGTTCTCCAGCAGGCGGATGAGGTTGTCCCGGTGCGGGCTGATGCCAGCGCCGTTGCGCCCCGTCAGCAGCTGGCAGAACATCACCGGCAGCTCGCCCCAGGAAGTCCGCGCGGTAGCCCCGCTGGGGTCCTGAGCCTTTTGCGCGTCGGCGACCTGGTCGGCAATGACGCGCAGGCGATCCGCTTCATCGGCCATGCTCTGCGATCTCGTTGATCAGCGCCGAGCACACGCGCGCCGATCGCCCTGCCGCTTTCCTGTCCATCGTCGCCACGTCGCGGCCGGAGGCCAGATCCTCTAGCAGCACCCATGCCGTAAACAGCTCACGGTGCAGTGCGCGCACCGCGTCGGACTGGCTCCACGGCCGGCGCTCGCGCGGCGCCGACTGCCGCTCGCCCTCGAACCGGCTGCGCGGCGGGAACAGCGTCTCCATGTCCACGCCGGCGGCGCGCACCACGTCGGCCGCGCCGCAGCCGGCGAAGCAGTGCAGCAGCACCCGGCCGTCGGCCAGCTCGCGCACGCTCAGCGACGGGCCCTTGTCCTTGTGTGCCGGGCAGGCAGCCATCCAGCGGCCGTCGCCGGTGCGCTTCACCTTCGCCAGCCGGCCAAGCAGGTCTTCAACCATCAGCGAGCCCCGCCTTGTCCAGCCACTCGCGCGCCTTGGCTGCGATCGGCTCCGGGGCCGTCGTCGCCAGGTGGTAGGCCATGCCGCGCCGGTGCGCACCAAGCTGCGCGCGCGCCATCAGCCGCCGGGCACAGGCCGGGCAGCCCACGTCGAAAATGCCGGAACGGTCCCCCTGCGCGCACGCGGCGCATGCTTCCCCCTCGCTCACAAGCCGAGCTTCTTGCCAAGCCGCCGGATGAAGTGCTCGTAATCGCCCGGCTTAGAGTTCGCGTCGCGCAGAAACTCGGCTTTGTGCCGCTCGTACTCGCGCCAGCGCGCCGCGCCGGTGCGCTTCGGGCGTTGGCGCGGCTTCACAGCGGAATCCATGCCGCCGTCTCCCGGTAGAAGCGGCCAGCGATCACGCAGCAGGCTGTGCGCAGGCTGACGCCGAAGTGCCTTGCGAGGCTGGTCGCAGTCTCTCCCTCTGCCGCCCTCCGGCGCATTTCGCGCGCCTTGTCCATGTCGAGCTTCGCCCGCGCGCGACGCGCCGCAGTCATGCGAATTCGCACGTCGGCAGGCTTGTTGGTAATGCGCTGCGCCTGGTTCGCCGAGTGCAGCACCACGCGCAGATGTTCCGGCGCCACGCAAGCACGCTTCCCGCAGGTGGCCGTGACAACGTAGCCCTTCGGCACAGCACGACCGCGCATCAGCTCTACGAGGAAGCGCCGGCCGAGATGCCGCTTTCCGGTCCACACGCGCGGGTAGCCTGAGTCCGTAAGGCAGCCGGCCCAGACAAGGCAACCGCCCTCGCCACGGCGGGTGATTGAGAGAAGATGCTCAAGGCGCTTGGCGTTGGTCATGCCCTACGCCTCCCGGCGTTGCCGTTGATGCGCGCCTCTATTCCCTCGCGCGTCAGGGCCTCGACCAGTAGCTTGCAGCCGTGGATACGGTCCATGGCCCAGCGGTGCAGCACCTCGCGCGCGATCTCGCTCTTGTCGACACCAGTGGCGGCGTGCTCGGCGTCGAGCGCCGCGTTCGTCTCGCGGGTGATCTTGGCGCGGAGGTCGACCAGGTCGGCCATCTAGGCGGCCTCGTCGTGCTGGTGTGCTTCCTCGTCGGCCGCCATCTCACGCGCCGGCAGCGCGCCGGCGGTGATGCGGTCAAGTTTCACGGCGCTGCGTGGCGAGAAGCCACGCTCCCGCCACTGGGTCACCGCCTGCGGAGTCACGCCAAGCGCGCGCGCCAGGTCGGCCTGAGATCCGAAGAACTCGACCGCCTTGGCGAATCCGGCATGCACGACACGGGCGTCCATGCGGCGGATTATGAAGTTCGACTTTACATCTCGTCAAGCCGCGATTGCTCACCGCCACTTTACCGAGTGCCACAGTCGGACACATGAGCGCGACAGCCACTCTCGCCGACCGCATCCGCGAGACGATCGGCATGGACAACGCCTACGACGTTGCGCGCAAGCTCGCCGAGCAGGGCGCGGTGATCACGCCGCAGGCGATCTATCGCTGGCTGGAGGGGTCAGACGTCAAGCAGGAAAATCTCGCCGCCCTGGCGCGCGCCTACGGTGTGCCGGAGGCATGGCTGCGCTACGGCGAGGGACCGAAGCAGCAGCTCAGCGAGTCACAGCAGGCCGCCGCCAAGCTGTTCGAGGAGCTGCCGCCGGAAATGGCGCAGCAGTCGCTCGACTTCATCGAGTACCAGCTGCACCGGTCCACCTCGGTGATCGCGGGCGAAAGGCTCGCCCACTACATGACCTGGATCAGCCGTATCCGGGCCAACCTCGAGGAAAAGAAGAAGCGCTAGGCCTTCTGCTCGGCCAGCATCTTCCGCGCCACTGGTGAGTCCAGAGGCACCAGCGTCGCCGCACCGCAGCTGCGGCACACCTTCTGCTTCGTCGTGAGCCGCCAGATCGAGTAGATCAGGCCCGGCACCAGGAAGCACAGCCACAGCACGATCTCGATCAACAGGCTGCCGCGCGTGTGACTTTTCGGCGCGCCGACCGCGCCGCACGTCGTGCAGAACTTGTCGCTCATTGCCCTCTCCTGAAGCCGCCCCGCGCGGGCGGCCGACTTGACCGTACCACCGATGCGGCACGGTCATATTAACTACCGCTTGACTTTCTATAAAGTCGCACTTCACAATGGCGGCATGACACAGATCAACCCGCTCTACCGCTACCGCGTCGCGCTGGTCCGCCGGGCCGACGCCGGGCTCACCGCCGACGCCGAGCTGCGCGAGCACATCGTCGTCCACGCGCCGAACGCCATCGCCGCCCAGCTGCTCGCCCGCGCCGTCACCGGCGCCGCGATTGCGCTGGAGCCCGAGCGTCTGGGCGAAGTGGCCCCGCATCAACTGGACGTCGCCCGCTCCGAGTGCGGCGGCTTCGTGGGGTTTGCATGAACCGTAACGGGTTCCAGGCAGAACGCGCAGGTTGGCCCCTGCGCGGACGCGAACGTACCGACGCACAGCAAGACGGGGCCTGCCGCCCGTCGTCGGAGCCAAACGATGCAACGTCGCTGCGGCTAGCCACCGGGCGCGCGAGGGAAGACACAACCGCGCATGGCCGTGACGGGGCCATTAATTCGACCCGCCTGCCCTGGCTGCAGCGCGCCGCCAACGCCGTGACGCCCGAGCTGGGCGACGCGGTGGTCTTGGCGGTCGCCGTGGCGGCGGTGGCGGTGGTGGTGGTGCTGGCGGCGACTGGGGCGCTGTGACCACCCCGCTCGCCAAGCCCGTCTCCCGGCGCAGCACCGGCGCCGGCGTCAACCGCCGGCAGTACGTCGTCACGCTCGCCCCGGGCGACATCATCGGCTTTCGCGACGTGCGCAGCCGCACCACCTACTGGCTGCCGCTGGCCGCCTGCTACGCGCAGGCCGTGCGGGCCGAGGTCGCGCGGCGGCGCGCGGAGAAGGCCGCCAAACGCAAGACCCACCGGAGATGACCATGCTCATCCAACACCTGGCCGCCGCCTGGAAGGCCGTCGCCGAACTGCAGCAGCTCGGCTGCAACGTGCTGCTGATCGAGGTCGACAAGTGGGCCGACGCGCCGAAAATCTTGATCGCCGACCCCGGCGCCCTGCTCGATCACATCGACGGCATGAGCGTCGACACCTCGGCGGTCGAGTACGTCAAGCAGGGCGTGCGGGTGGCCGGCTGCAAGGTGGTCTGGTACCTGGTCACCGACATCGAAGCCGCCGCGCGGGACACCGCGGACGCCATGACGGCCGCCGCCGACAGCCTGCGCGAGGCGCTGTCGTGACCCCACGCTACTACTTCCCCCTCGGCCCCGTGGCGCAGACGCCGCACAGCCGCTACGCGGTGGTGGCCGGCGACGGCGTCACGGTGCTGAGCACGCAGATCAGCGTGCCCGACCTGGTCGAGATCGAGCGCCCGGCGGTGCTGCGCTGGCTGGATGTCGAGGAGAGCGACGTGCAGATCAGGCGCTACCGGATCAACGAGGCGCCGCTGTCGCGCAACGGCCAGCAGCCGCGGCGGATGACGTGGAAGCGGTCGGGCAGGCGGGCCGAGGGCGGGCTATGAGCTACGCCGACTACATCGGCCGCAAGCTGACGATCATGCCGCCGACCGGCCTGACCGATCTTTCCGCCATGACAGAGGTCGGCATGTTCGAGCACCAGATCGCATTGACGCAATGGGCGCTGCGTCGTGGTCGGGCGGCGATCTTCGCCGACACCGGCCTCGGTAAGACGCGGATGCAGCTCGCGTGGGCGGACGCCGTCTACAAGGCGACCGGCAAGAGCGTGCTGATACTGGCTCCGCTCGCCGTCGCCGAGCAGACCGTACTAGAAGGCGCGGAGATCGGCATCGGCGTCAATCACATGCGCTACGACTTGGATCTTTTGCCTGGCATCAACATCACCAACTACGAGCGGCTGCACAAGATCCAGCCGTCGTGGTTCGGCGCCGTCGTGCTCGACGAGAGCAGCGTCATCAAACACCACGACGCCAAGACTTTCACGCGGCTTACCGAGGCATTTGCAGCCACGCCGTTCAAGCTATGCGCAACCGCAACGCCGGCGCCGAACGACTGGACAGAGCTGGGGACGCACGCTGAGTTCCTCGGAATATGCACTCGGTCGGAGATGCTGTCAGAGTTCTTCATCCACGACGGCGCGGAGACGCAAGTCTGGCGCCTGAAGGGACATGCCCGCCATCTGTTCTGGCGCTGGGTCTCCAGCTGGGGCGCGATGCTGCGCAAGCCGTCCGACCTCGGCTATGACGACTCGGCCTACGAGCTGCCGCCGCTGGAGGTCACTGAGCACACGGTAGCGGCTCACAAGTCGACCGACGGGATGCTGTTTGCTCTTGAGGCGCAGACGCTATCGGAGCGCCGCGGCGCCAGACGCAATAGCCTCGATGCCCGTGTCGCCGAGTGCTCTGCAATGGTCAACGCCGATCGCCAGCCGTGGATCGTCTGGTGCGACACGAATGCCGAGAGCGATGCACTGGTGAAGGCGATACCGGACGCCATCGAGATCCGTGGGGCGAACGACGCTGAATACAAGGAGCGCGCACTCCTCGACTTTGCCGCCGGGAAGATCCGGGTGCTGGTCACGAAGCCGTCGATCGCTGGATTCGGCCTGAACTGGCAGCACTGCGCGCGGATGGCGTTCGTCGGCGTAACTGACAGCTTCGAGAGCTACTACCAGGCCGTCAGGCGGTGCTGGCGCTTCGGCCAGAAGCGTCACGTCCACGTCCATATCTTCGCCAGCGAACTCGAAGGCGCGATCGTCGCCAACCTTCGCCGGAAGGAAAGGGACGCAAGGCTGATGGGAGACGCCCTATCTGCCGAGACCAATGAGGCCGTGCGCTCCGAGGTATTCGGCGCGACTCGGGAGACGAACGAATACCTGCCTCGGCAGAGCGTCAATGCTCCGTCGTGGCTGCAGACGGAGGCCGCATGAACTGCCTGAATCAATCCGCCGGAGATGGCTGGACGCTGTACCACGGCGACTGCGTGGAAGTCCTGCAAGGCTTCCCGCCCAAGAGCGTCGACTACTCGATCTTCTCGCCGCCGTTCGCCTCGCTGTACACCTACTCGAACAGCCCGCGCGACATGGGCAACTGCCGAAGTCACGAGGAGTTCTTCGATCACTTCGACTTCCTCGTTCAGCGGCTTCTCCAGGTGATGAAGCCGTGCCGCAATGTCAGCTTCCACTGCATGCTGATGCCGACCAGCAAGGAGCGGGACGGCTACATCGGCCTGCGCGACTTCCGCGGCGACCTGATCCGAGCGTTTCAGAGGCGAGGATTCATCTACGCCAGCGAGGTATGCATCTGGAAGGATCCGGTAACGGCGATGCAGCGCACCAAGGCGCTCGGTCTGCTGCACAAGACCGTCCGCGAGAACGCCAGCATGAGCCGGCAGGGCATACCTGACTATCTGGTGACGATGCGGGCGCCTGGTGAAGTCGAGGATCGGGTAAAGCACGATTCGAAGCAGTACCCAGTCGACAAGTGGCAGAAGGTGGCCTCACCGATTTGGACTGACATCGACCCGCAGGACACGCTGCAGTACCAGTCGGCACGCGAGCATGAGGATGAACGGCACATCTGCCCACTGCAACTCGAGGTGATTCGCCGCGGCGTCGATCTGTGGACGAATCCAGGCGACGTTGTGCTGAGTCCGTTCGCCGGCATCGGCAGCGAAGGTTACGTGTCTCTGCAGATGGGGCGGCGCTTCGTCGGCGTCGAGTTGAAGACGAGCTACTACGAGCAGGCGGCGCGTAATTTGGCGAATGCTCTGGCTCAGTCCGATCTGTTCGAGGCCGCCTGATGGAAGCCCTCATCGTCCCGAATGTCGGCACCATCGTCCTTCGTGAGGACGGATCGGTGGCGATCGTTGACCGCAACCGGCAGCAGTTCGTTCTCGCTCCGGCCGTGGTAGACGCTCTACGGCGCATGTTGGCCGAGGGCGGTGTATGAGCCACGCCGATCCTTGGGGCGGCTTGGCCGAGTGGGTGCGCCGCGAGTGCGAGGCGCTGCGCCGGGCGATCGTCCAGCAGTTCCGCCGGCTGCGCGAGCAACAAACCAGAGAACGAAATCTAACGGAGTGAGCAAATGGAAACGAAAACAGTGCTTCAGGGATTTGCAATAGTCGTGCTGGATCGCGGCTTTGTCTACGTCGGCGACGTGTCCTGCGACTCGGACTGGTGCGTCATAACAAACGCCTCGAATATCCGCATCTGGGGAACCACCAACGGGCTCGGCGAACTGGTGAGCGGCCCCACCAGTAAGACCGTGCTGGATCGCGTTGGCACCGTTCGCGCTCCGATGCGTGCTGTGATTAGCATCATCGAAGCAAAATGGAAGAACTGACGCTCACGCTTGACGGCGACGGCTACGGCTCCGGCTACGGCTACGGCGACGGCGACGGCTACGGCTCCAGCTACGGCTACGGCGACGGCGACGGCTACGGCTACGGCTACGGCGACGGCTCCGGCTCCGGCTACGGCTACGGCGACGGCGACGGCTACGGCTCCAGCTGCGGCTACGGCTACGGCGACGGCTCCGGCTACGGCGACGGCTACGGCTCCGGCTACGGCTAATGATCCGCCTCCTCTACCTCCGGTGGCTAGCCGGCGCCCTCGCGCAGCAGGAAGCCGGCCTGCAGGCCGAGCTG